CTTATTTCCAGAAGATTGCTGACGAAGCATAATCGCTTGTAGCATTGAGAAAGCCACCTTCGGGTGGCTTTTTTGTTAAGTGCCGTATCGTTTTTGCATTTGATTCTGAACACCTTGATTTGGATTGCGCACTGGTGGCTTAATCGCATAGGTGCTAGAACTATTGTTGTTGACGCTACTCATTGGAGCAATAACTGTACTTGATGAAGAAGTTGGAGTGTTCTTTGCCATCTCGCTATCGGCAGACTTAGCAGCAACCTGATTGCCTGTTTGTGGTTCAGTTGCAGCAAGAAGTTTAATTGGATCAGCATTAAACATTTTGACTTTCATCTTGTCAGCAAAGCCAAGTTTGTCGTATGCTTCTTCCTGTGCAACTATCTGCTTAATCTTTTCATTATCTACAGTGCCCTTTTTAGCCTCATCTTTAATTCGGTTAAAAGCATTTTTAGATATTTCTTTTTCACCAGCATCACCAGAGAGATAAGACTTACCAGTCTTAGGATCAAAGGTAGCCATGTTCTGTGCCAAACTAGCCTTGTCACCTTTTACTTTTTCTTCTGTGGTTAAAACATTTGTCTTGCCTTTTTCGGTGCTGATAATGTTTTGTTTGTAATCGCTAGTTTCGCCACCTGCACCACTACTTTGTTTCAAAGATTCATTACCACCAACCCTAGCAGTACCTTCACTTGGACGGAACGGATAGAATGGACCAATCGAAACTTTCTTGCCAATGATAGGAATTGTAAAACCAACTTCTGGTATACCAAAGTCTTCTAAGAAACCAAACACCTGATCTTTAATGTTCTTAAAAAAGTCAGCAATTGGTGCAAAGAACTTTTTAATCGGGTCAACAATATACTCAGTCAACATATCACCAACAGCTGAGAACGCATCCATAATTGGTTTGGCAATATACTTGTCAAAGGATTCTCCAAGGAATCCAAAGAAATCTTTTAGTGGTTGTATAATGTAATCAGTTACAAAGCTACTGAACCAGTCTACAATAGAACGAATTGTTTCTGCATCAATCAAACCGAATGTCAAGAATGAAAGAATACCACCGAATCCAGCGATCAATGCTTCTGCGATTGAGCCAGTTTCCATGAATGCTTTAAAGCCATCGATTATACCATTGACCAGTGAACCGATAATCATGGCTGGTAAAAGGAACTTTGTAAATGCTTTGAGCAGGTTCTTAGGATTGAACAAGAACTTGGCTGCATTAAGAATACTACTTCCAAGCATACTCATAATGCCGTCTAAGAATCCGCCACCACTTTCTGCTTTTGGTTTCTGAGCATCATTTGGTTTTGCGCCACCAGTATTCTCAGCAATTGTTTTGAGCAAATCGGTTTGTTCTTGTTCCTTCTTCTGGTTCTCCATATCAGCTTCTGACATATCAGCTGGTCCGAGACTCGAGGATTGTGTTTCTGGGAATTTAATTATCTTAGCCGTTGTGCTTTCTGGCACTGATTCTTCTTTGGCTTTTTTAACTCTTGTAAAGGTTCTTACACGACCTTCATCCGATGGGTCAAGTGATCCCTTTGTAGATGTAGTACGTACATCGGCTTCCTTGACCATTTTGTTTCTGGCTTCTTTACCCATCTCATGGTAACGACCAGTGTCGGCATTAAACTTAACTCTGCCTTCATTAACCTTACGAATTACCGACTGCTCTTCCAGCGACTTCTGTAGTTTTTCTACAACAAGTGGTGCATTGTCTGCAATGATCTCAAGCAATTCAATTTGCTCTTGCATCAAATCAGCAGTTTCATTCTTTGGTGGTTGTGCGTCGTTTGGTTTTACTTCTTCCTGTGGTTTAAACTTATTCTCTCTGTTCTCCAGATACTTGTCAACTACACGACCTGGACCAGTTTCATCATGACCACGTTTAAGAATACTTGTCTTGTCCAAAAATCCACGGACAGTGAACAGATCTTTCATCCACTCTTTACCAGCACCAACCAATCCTGGTGGTCCGCTTTTTGATTGTCCCATACTCTTTGCTGGGGTTACATTAACTTGTATGGCATCTAATGTTTTTGATAACTCACCTTTGTCACCGAGACTATCAACCATAGTCTTATTCAGTTGTTCTAACTGAGCAAGTTGTTTCTTGGCGAAGTCTACGTAAAGTACATTGTTCTCTTTGGTTAGTGTTTCCAGTTTAGACGTAGATGCTCCTCCCAGACCATCTGTGGCTTGCATCTTTTGTTTGTCTAATACTTGTTTCATTTGCTTTGCATCCTTTGCTTTTCTTCTTCTAACCATTGAATCAACATAGTCACGTATATCTCTCGTTCAAACGGGAACATTTCCTCTAACTCTTCCAAACTATACTTATGGTATTGCATAAGAGCAAAGTTTGTTTTGTAGTAGTTATAGAGAGACTCATGACAAAGGTTTATTAAAAAAAACTGTTAAGACCCTCGATCACCTTTTCATGGTGATGCTTACATACAGGGCAGTCGTACTGCACTTCCTTGGACAGCTTTGGCATTGTTTCAAAGAACTGTTGAATCTTTTTAAACTGATCTTGGGTTAAATTCTCCAAGAACTCTTGCAACTCTTCTTTGGTCTGATCTTTGGCATAGTGCAACTCATCACCATCATAGATCAAATCAATAGAACTTGTAATAACTTTAAACACTGAATCGGCATCAGCCTGATCCATACCTTCTAGATCTTTGATCATACTCAAAGATGGATATCTCATTACTACACCAACGTCATCAAATAGCCCAATCTTTTTGGTGTGTCCTTCTGGAAAGTTTACCTGCAACTTAGACAAGTCAAAGGTTAACTTAACTCTTGCCTTGGTATCTTCGTCTGGGCATACATCACAGGCAACTACGATCTCTACAACTTCACCAACAGACTTAGATCTAAGTTGAGCAAAGATATACTCGATATCAAATAGTGCCAGCGTTTCTACATCTAGTTCTGTTCGCACACAGGACTTAATGATTTGCTTTAGTGTGTCCATCATTACAACTGGATCTTCACTTTGCTGGGCGATTAGTAGTGCCTTTTCTTCTTTAACTAAAAAGGCACGAAACTTAATCTCTTGTTTCGTTGAAGGTACTGTTGCGGTATATACTGCTGCATTCTGAATAGGTAATGCCATATGTCAAACTCCTTTGTTCATGTTATCAATCAATTTGCTCAATTCCGCAGTGCTACCCACGAATATCGCATTATTATTTGTTACTTGTTTCGCTGCCTCGTTCTTACTCGGTGCGTCAAGTATTCGCTTTTTGCCATGCAGATCCATTAACTGATGGTTAATGTCTGCAAGCTGTTTCATTAAATTACCCACGACCTCAAAGGCACGTGGATGCTCTGAAGATTTTGCAACCTCTAGCGCATGGTTCAATGCATCTTGTCCCTGTTGTAGCAGGTTATGTAGATTACTTCTTGATTTATCATAATCATAATCTACTCTATCATCGGGAGGAAGAATCACTTCTCCACTATTTGTAATGACTTCGCCTGTTACCTTTTCAACTGGTTCCAGGTCAAAAATCTCACTCATATTGTTGTCAATTTTCATATTAATTAAAGACTTGGTCTTGGACGTGGTCTTGGTGTTTCGCTTGTAATTGGTGCAGGATCTGCAAACATTGGTGGTGTAGGATCTGGCGTATATGTGTTATATGTTGACATTCCAGATGTTGATGATCCCATTGATGATGGTGTATAAGGCACTGGTGTTGTATTGCTTGCTGCGCCAGCTACCTTTTCCTGAGTGCGACCCCATGCTGCGATACCCAACACTGCGCCCATGGCCAAGTGAAATAATCCAGCACCCTGAAGTGTTAACGGATTCCACTGAGTCACTGGTTGCTTTAGTGCTGCTTGCAGTAATGCCCATGCAACAGGAAATAAAATCATGTCGCAAAAACAAACAATCATGTACATCCAACCCATGGCTGGACGCCATTTCTTTTGCATCCAGTCTTCTTCCTTTTTAACTTCTTCTGTCATGGTACTTCCTTAATTATTATTGTTATTAGAAATCGCCAAGAAAATCTTCTACAACACCTTCTTCAAAATTTAATGCGTCTGGGAATATAGAATCACCAACACCAGTAAATACGTTTTGAGCATCGCCAAATATTTGATCTTGATATCCACCAAAATCGTTAAAGTATTCGTTTGGTATCTCAAAGGCAGAGTTTACCTTAGAGAATAAAGACCTAGTGCTAAAGCCATCCCTATTCGAAAAGTCACTGCCCAAAGTATTGAACCTGTTGTTATCTTGAAGTATGCTGCCCTGTGTTACATCAGATATAGTTGAGGATCTCCAGTACTTGTAGTTCATGGAGATGTTTACCTTTAGTGTTTCCTTTGCTGCATAATCCAATGTTACAGCTTGCATTTGTTTTGGATAACACTCATATAATGAAACAAGATAAACTGATCTACCTTCGTTGTTGAGCATCATAATGTCAATGGTTGGTGCAATGTAATTATCGTAGTAATTCCAGTGACGTGTGTTTGGGTCTGATATAGATTGAATCCAATTATCAAAAAATTCCTTGACGATAAAGTTAGAGTCGCAATAGAATCCAAAGTTTACATTACCGTAAAGGTTCTCGTAAGGCATCTCACGAACTTCACCATATGTTCTTAACTGAGCAGTGCTGATGTTTTGATCTGGTAGTTGGGTTTGATCACAGAACAAACGCATTAGTCTTAGTGAATCGCTTGCGTTATTAAAACTAACACCCTTTGGCTGTGAAATAGTTACCATGAACTTGTTCGGGTTGGCCAAACCACGAGTCTTAACTTCTGTGATGAATTCTGATAGCATTAAATTTTTCCTAGTGAGTCTTGCCAGACTTGATTCTTGGTGGCACCGACAAATCTCTCAACTGGAAGAAGCATGGCCATGGACCAGTCCTTTGAATTGATTTTCACAAAAGGTGAACGAACATGAGCAGTTAAGTATTCTTTGACACAGGGTTTTGCCAGATTAAATCTAGCCACTCCGTTGAGTGTTGCCCATGACATACGTAATTTGGTGTTACCATCCATCTTGTCGTTATTACGAAACTGCTGTAGTCTGTCCAACAGCTTAATACGAATCGGATATGCCAAATAGTGCATATTCAATCCACGAAAACCATTTGGTGTTTTAGCAAAAGGAAATACCAGCGGAAACCTATCGTAGTAAGGTAACGTATCTTTGTGCTTTGGATCATACATATACAGGTAACAGTTACCTGGAATAATCTGAGACCTATTTTGAGATGCGCTATCCTTGATCAACCTATTCGGTGAAGAAATTTGTTTGGACAAAAGCAGTACCTGTTGATCGAACCATGTTTTCGAACGAAACTTTATGGTTGGATCGTAGATTGCTTTGTCAAAGATTTTTTGGTATGTATCCATATACTCTATTTATTTGATTCCTAGATGGTGTTCTGTAAGTATCTTGAATTCCCATCCACGATCTTTTGCATATTCTGTTGCTGCTTTCCACTTAGCCTCATTCTTACCCCATGTCATTACTTCTGTGATATAACGCTGTGTAACTTTGCTCGGAGGGACAGGTGGACGAGTCTGAGAATCTGGCTTGATTTCAACCAGATATGTGGCTAAATTGCCTTCTTTATTACGCACCTGTATCTGAAAGTCTATAAAATAACGATGAATTCTGTTGTCGGTAGGACATACGTAAGGAACAATCGTTTCTTCGGACTTCCACTTTATAACATTTTGGTTCCGATCACACCATGTGGCAAACTTTGTTTCCCATGAAGAACGCATTATAATGTTAGTTGGATCCCCAGAATACTTCTCAGGTTTCGTTGGAACAAATTTTCTTTTATGATACATAGCTTTTTTGGCGAATAAATAATAGACTACCCCTCCATTATTTAGAGAAAACATGGCAGACTTCGACGCACTTTTCAACGTAGATCCCAATGGATTTTTCACTGGCATAAGTGATTTAGCACCCAATGTCGCTGATACACCAGAAGGAATTCGCCCACCAATTTCATCTACCAGAGCCACCAATAAGTACTCTGTTGGTATTAGGTCTTTTCCCAAAGATGTTACCACAGTTCAAATGCAGAACTACATAAAGTTCTATATCAACGTACAATCTGATTCTAAAATAGCCCGAGACAACTCTGAAGAATTAGCTGTTGTTCAACCAGATCGTTCTGCCATGAACAGTTTAGTAGGTAAGTCAACCAGTTCTACAAGATATGCAGCTGCTGCAGCAGCACAGGGTGCAGTTTTAGGATTTATTGGTGGAATAGCTTCTGGCGCTAGTAGTGGTAAAGATGCGGTTGGTGCTATAGGTGGTGCAGCCAGTGGTGCAGCAAAAGGAACTCTTGGTGGTGCATTGATTGGCGGTGGTGCTGCAGTAGTACAAACAACTGTGTTAGAATCAGCTGGAATTAAATTCGGTGCACCAGCCAAACGTATAAAAGAAGCTATAGTTCTTTATACTCCGCAACAACTTAGTGTTCGTTACGGTATGCAATGGTCCGAAGAAGATGTGGGTATTGCTGCTGCACTAGCAACGAATCCAGAATTGGCAAATCAGCTTCAGGCTGCTGGCGATTCTATGAAAGCAGGTAACGTAAAAGATGGTGCGGCACAGGGTGGTGCTGGTATTGCCAATGCAGCAAAGGGTGCTATTTCCTCAGAAATTTTAAAAGCCAACGCTGGTCTTTCGGCAATGTCTAGATCTGCAGGTAACCCAAGAAAAGAACAAATTTTTAAGGGTGTGGACTATCGTAGGTTTACCTTTGATTATCAGTTTGCACCAAGAGATGCAGAAGAAGCACAGGCTGCACTAAACATTATCTGGTTGTTTAAGTACCACATGCATCCAGAGTTTAAAGACGCAAACAATTTCGTTTATGTTTATCCATCTGAATTTGACATTGAGTACTTTATCGGTGAGAGACAAAACACCAGTTTAAACAAAATCTCATCATGCGTACTTACAGAGATGAACGTAAACTACTCACCGAATGGTGTGTTTACTACATTCCCAGATGGAACTCCAACTCAGATTAACGTAACTCTTAACTTCGTTGAACTAGAGACACTAACCAAAGAACGTATCGAGGCTGGTCTATAATGTACTTTGACAATATGCAAGACATGTACTATGACTTCCAGAAAGCCAATGGAGACATAGACTACGTAAAACTAAAAGACATAACACAGAACGTGCGCTTTAAGATGGCAGTTCTGGAAAACATCAGTCTTTATGAATTTTATGATATGAACGATAATGATACACCAGAGATTATTTCGGAACAGTTTTACAAGTCTCCAAAGTATCACTGGGTAATTATGATTGCCAATCAAAAGTATGATTACGTTGAAGATTATCCAATGGCAGTTGATAGGTTAGAAGCCAAAATCACTGAAAAGTATGGTGCTGGCAATGAGTATGCCACCCACCACTATGAGTACAATGGTTGGATCGTTGATAACATTAGTTATCCAACGGCATCTGCAGTTTCTAACTATCAGTATGAGTTTGACCAGAACGAAGCCAAACGTAGAATACGAATCATCAGTCCAGGATTGCTTGATCAGGTCTTAACCGAATTTAGAAATATAATGTAATGGCGCAAAAAGATGGTTTAAGATTTGCTGGCGACGTAGACATTGAACGAGTTGAGATAGTTTCCTCAACTGGTCGTGGTGTTGAAGTTACCAATATGATTGCAGAGATTCAGATATTCGAGGATATCTTTGCTCCCTGCGTTACAGGCACAGTTACAATAACTGACAGTATCGATCTGGTAAACGTCTTTCCATTTATTGGTGAAGAAAAGATTATTCTTAAAATTAGAACACCAGCCATTCCTGACAAGATGAAGGAATCTAGAATTGATCAACAGTTCTTTATCTACAAGATGTCTGATCGTAAGGTGCTGGGTGATAAGAATGTGTTTTACATCTTACACTTTTGTTCCTACGAATTAGTTTCCGATGCCAACTTAAAACTGTCTCGATCGTTTGAGGGCAAGATCTCCGATATCGCCAAGAAGATGATGAAGACTGAGATCGTTAAGTCTGATCTTCCAATGGATATTGAAGAAACCAAGAACTCTGTAAAGTACATTTCCAACTATTGGTCTCCGTATAAGAATATGAACTTTCTAGCTGAAAGAGCAATCAGTACTAGCAATGTTCCAAACTATGTGTTCTTTGAAAATCGTCATGGGTTAAACTTTGTTTCGCTGTCAGGTTTGTTCAGTAAGAAAGACCGAGAGCAGTATACGTATGACTCATTTGAACGTGTGGCAAGAGAACGTGGATCTATTCAAAACCCAGAAGCAACATTCTCTAGGTTCTTAGACTATACCATTGAAACTGGCTTTGATTATATCGAGCGTATCAACAGTGGTATGTTTGGTAGTAAGATGATCTCCCATGATATTCTTACCAAAAAGTACAGTACGCAAAACGTAAGTATGTTCGATAACTTTGAACAAGAAAAACATCTTAACAAGTATCCAGTTTCTACACAGGATGTGTTGGCACGTTATAACTCAAACATATTTAATTACCCTAAGTACAATAGCCATATGAATGGTTCTGGTGATGATGGGGTTCAAAATTGGTTGCAACGCAGAGTATCACTAATGGCTCAGGCGCATGCCTACAGAATGACAGCTGAAGTTCCTGGTAGAACAGATATTACTGTGGGTGAAATTGTTAGTGTTAAAATCTTTAAATCTTCGCAAACACTAAAAGAAGATGCAAACGATTCTTTAGTTGATAATATGTTTTCTGGCAGATATATCATTAGCGCACTAAACCACCGCATTACTCGTGAAAAGCATGAGATTCATATGGAACTATTAAAAGATTCGTTGATCGTTGATCCTAAGACAGGAAAGAAATGAAATTATATACTGGTGTAGTTGAAAATCGTAAAGACCCACTAAAGCTGGGTCGTTGTCAGGTTCGTATTGTCGGGTTACACACCGAACAAAAAACAGTACTGCCAACGGCAGATCTCCCATGGGCATTTCCAATGCA